GTGCCGTAGTACCAGATCTGCTGCTGATAGTTGTAAACCACATAGCTGTCGACTTCTGTCGAAGACGATGATGGGTAGAACCACCACACCTCACTAAACGAAGAGTTCAACGCAGCAAATGTTTTTTCGCCTTGATCGTAGTTGAAGTCGTTAAAAACGTAGTCGCGCACAGTACACGGCAGGCGCTGTACGCTACCAGAATACACATAGAACTCTTGCGCACCCATCCAGAATACTGTGTCATCGACAGCGACCGCGGCATTCGGGCCAAGAATGGTCGTATTTTCTGAGATCTGATTAATACCAAAGGTGAACGGCGGTCCTAAGAACTGCATTGCGTGCACAGACTCGTCAGTAAGCACAAGAATCTGCTGACGAGTTTCGACAGCTGTGACAATACGCGAACCTGTACCAATTCGGAGGTCACCGGCGGTGTTGGTTGCTGTTGGATTCCATGTTAGCGGATCTTCTTGATTTGAAAATCGGATCAACAACGGATCTTGTGTGCCAAGGTCGTCTACTGGATCACAACCAAATGCAATGACATGCCGGTCACGGTCGGAAACCAATACCCTTTTGGCAACTGTCGGGGCAAAACCATCTGCACCCGCCAAAGTCGAAAGTTTTTCTGCACGTTGGAAGTTGCCGATAGTGCTTGCCGAGCGGTCCCAGTAATAAATGTCACCGTTCCGCACATTGATTATTAAATCTTCACCAAAATTGTCGTGTGTCCACAATCGAATTTGATCGGTCACAACAACATTCGACGAAGCTGCGTCCCAGCCACCACGACCGTAAGTACCCGCACCCCAACCAGTGCCAGGAACCACAATGTTAAGGCCGGTGTTAATTTGAAATTCCGCACTGATTGCCGTGCCACCGCCTGAAGCAACTGTTGATGTGGCTGCAGTATCTACAGTGATTGTAAATGTGTCTGCATCGACAAATATAATCTGGTGCTCTTTGTTTAAATCACCTGCCGGTACACCGCCGACTGCCGTGGCGCCGCTGAACGTCACAAAGTCATTATTCGTTGCACCATGCCCAGTAATATTAACGGTGACCGTCGTAGATGTGTCTGTTGTTTCAAAACAATTGTCGGTGTCTGTGCTGGTTAGCGTTGTGCGAATGGGTGTAATGTCGTTAAACCCAAGACCTTCAAGGACGTAGTATTTTAAATGTGTGGCAACACCTAACAGCTTAGTTTCTTCAAGATCCGTAAAAGGATGCATGGCACGTACAGTGCCAAGATATTGGTTGTCGCTGGTGCGCTCCCAGCCGCCAATTTTTTCCGGAAAACCAAACCGGAAACGGACTTTGTCGCCGTCGAACCAACCGCCTTCGTTAGAGTACGAAGTCGTTTCGCGGTTAATTCCCGGCTTGAACTGCAGTTTGGTTAACGGCATTCATTGTTACTCCGGCTTAACCGGCCAGTCAGCCTCTTCTAAGTACGGAAAGTTCGCATGGTCTGTGATGTCACGTAGTGCTTGGCGGTATGTTGCCATTGCTTCAGTCAGCGTGTTGTCAGATAGTGCGAGGTAGTCTGTTTCAGCGATTAGGCGATCACGTTCAGCACGCATATTCTGTGCTTGCTGTACTGTACGCTCTGCAATCTCTTCTGCGCTTGCATCAGTGACGTTCCATACCTGTGTCCAAACACCGTTGACCTGTACTGGTGTACCTTCATCGATGTTCTTGGTGTGATCGTATGCAGGACGGTCAGCCTTGGTTACACGAAACATCCCAAAGTCTTCAAGCAGTGCATCGCTTGGCTTCTTGGGAAATGATGTGTTTGGGTTGTCTCTCCGCAGATTGCCGATTGTGTATGGGTAGTTCTCGACAACTCCGTTGTTTACTAAGACGTGCATTGTTACTTCTCCTTGATTGCTTGTGCCAACTCTCGTATTGCGCTGGCGATCTCAAGTCTTGATTCTATATCAGTATAGGGAACTTTGATTGGTTCAAATTTCCATTCGTCATTCTGTGGGTGGTAATACTGCACCCATCCAACGCCCATGCCACCTTCAGGATACTCAGGAATGTCATCAGGATTGATCGTGTGACCATTCTCGTGTGAATCCATCTGGTACGAGATCATTGTAACCTTAATCCATCCCTCTGCGTTTGGTGCTTCCCCAAATACAACAGCCATTATTTATTTCCTTGTTGCTTCATAATTAAACCAAATGCGTGATCTGCGATTTCTTTCGGTAGTTCGCCCCAACACGCCGCTTCTGTTGCCGCATGATACGGCGGTTGCTTGATACTGTATGCGGTCATTGCTGAACCGTAGGCCAGTGGTGCATTACCCATCTGCAGTGCGATGTGTGAAAAATGTGTCCACGCCTCACGACAGTTTGGCTCTGCGGCGATTGCAGACAAAAACGCCCTGACTACTTCGTCTGTCTTTCCTAACTTATGTAGGCACTGTGCAATGCTAATCCAAGCATGCGCCCGACGATACCGCAATGAAACTTGTTCATCGTCCTCAATAACTTTCAGATACTGCTTGTATGCATTCAATGCTTCTTCAAAGTCACCCACTTGATGACACTCACCTGCAAGTTGCAACCACCCATCTGCATCGTTCGGGTTTTCTTTCAACAACTCCCGCAGTGCCGGTGAGTAGTTTCGTTGCTTGCCGTCTTGATAGTGCTTCACCACGATACTCGTATCACACCACTCCTGCTCTACGCCTTCCAGTGGGCGGATCACCTCGTGAATCTGGCGATGCCATTCATAGTCATGGCGGCTATGCAAACGTGTTCTGGGTGACTGTACGCTCGGTATCGTACAGGCCTCATCTGCCCATTCTGCAATGTAGAAGTAGCTCCCAACATTGCCTGCCCATTCTGCTTGTAGCTTATCCTGCCATCCAGAATCTAAGCGTTCATCCATGTCCACACTGACGCAGACATCCACATCATCAGGAACCAATGCCAACGCTTCGTTCCGGGCAGTGTCAAAACGCCACGGATCAATGATTTTTTGCACAACGTGTGCGCCGTGTTCCTTAAGTAGTTCTACGGTTTTGTCCGTTGAACCTGTGTCAAGAACGTAGACAGGACAGCCTTCAGCGGCTTTCATAAAGCCTTTGACATTGTGTGCTTCGTTTTTGGAGATTGTGTAAATTGCTGGAGTCATAAAGTCCTTTTATTTTAGTTGGGGCTGAATGCAACGCTATTGCCAGTGCTGGGTATCGCATAAGAAGCCGCTAAACTAACTGATCCCGGAGTTGTGTGATCTAGTAAGGTAAAGAAAGGGGCCGAGTTAGCACTGTGGCCTACGGCAATATAATTGCCATCCGGGCTGAAGGCAACGCCATTGGCAGCACTGTCTAGCGTATAAGTAGCGGCTAAAGAAACAGATCCGGGAGTTGTATGGTCTAGTAGAGTGAAATGAGGAGAACTCAAATGGCCTACAGCAATATAATTACCATCAGGGCTGAAATCAGTTGAATTACCACGGTTTGGTAGCTGATAAGTAGCGGCTAAACTAACCGAGCCGGGAGTTGTGTGATCCAGTAAAGTAAACTCTACGCCAAGAGCGTGGCCCACTGCAATATAGTTACCATCGGGACTGAATGCAACACCACGCGCTTGATCAGCCACCGTATAAGTAGCTGCTAAAGAAACTGACCCCGGTGTAGTGTGGTCTAGTAAGGTAAAGAAAGGAGAACTCGACCCGTTGCCTACTCCAATATAGTTAAGTAGCTGCCAAACTAACCGAGCCCGGTGAAGTATGGTCTAATAGAGTGAAATAAGGAGAACCTGCGTGAGCCACTGCAATGTAACTACCTGTTGGCCCGCCTCCAGCACCAGCCGACGCTTGAATAACCTTCTTTGCGCTACTCATTACGCTAACGCCTGTCCTGCTGTGAATCCGTAGTACGCTGTGCCGCCATCAGTTGTGATGAACACAAAGTAATCCACCGCACCACTACCACTTGAAAGCGTTGGAGCCGTTGCATCCGCCCAGTCTACCGATGCAGGCCATGTGATCGTGCGATCTGAAGAGTCCTGTACAACCTTCAGTGTGAACGCAGATGCCTTTCCAGATGATGCAGGGTTGCTGAAGGTGTATGTGACGTTCTCTGTGAGCGTGTGCGTGAAGTTCGTTGCCGCACTCAGATCAAGCGTTGCCGCATTGGATGATGATGTGATGGCTTCAGCGTCTTCAGTGAGTGCGCCTTCTGTCTCCAGTGAAGAAAACACGCCAGTGCCCGTTGAATTAGCACCGATATTAGTGCCGTCACTCGCACCGCCATCAATGTTTACGGAGTTTGCGTTTTGCGTTGCAATTGTACCTAAACCCAAATTTGAGCGAGCGCCAGAAGCATCAGAAGCACCAGTACCGCCATTAGCAACAGCCAAATCAGTTCCCGACCAATCATCATTGCTAATAGCAAGTGTTCCGCCAAGCGTTAAGTTACCAGAGCTAGTAACTGTGCCCGACAAGCTGACGCCGTTAACTGTACCAGTACCGCCTACAGAAGTAACCGTACCACCCGTTCCAGTTGCGGCAATCTCAATACTGCCGTTACCGTTTGTGAT